GACATCAAGCTGGAAGAAGCAGCAATTGCTCACAGACAAAACACTATAGAAGGTGCAGCTCCAGAAGTTTCCGTAGCTACTTAATCAAAAGCTACATCGCTGAAATGCATAAATACCTAGGGCTCCCTTGCACTCTACTAAAAACTAGTATATACTTTTTACACTATATAAATTAATTAGAATACTGACGAGTATAGTCGACGGCCTAGAGACAGTATTCAGAAACTAGGAGGATATAATTATGGCAAATACTACATTTTCGGGACCGGTACGATCAGAAGCCGGATACCAGCATGTAACAAAAAATGCAGCAACAGGTGCATTTACAACTAACTACTTAAACGTTAAGTTTGATTTCGTTGGTATGACTCACGCTGCAGTTTCTGCAGGTTCAGGGGTTGCTTTACCAGCAGACCAAGTTAGCACGGTAAACTTTACAGGCGCAGCAGCTTGTTCAATGGTTTTACCAGCAGCTACACCAGGAACAAGAGTAGCCTACGTTCAAAGAGTAGATACAACAGGTGGAACAAATACTTTAACTTTTGATGCATTAACAACTGATGCATGGGTTACTGGTAGTTTAATTGAAACTAGAGCAGCTGATAATGTTTCTTATGATACATCAACAGCAGGCGAAGGTCAGTTAGTTTTCACTGCAGCTAATGCAACTACAAACTTTTTTTCAATAGGAAGTATTTTATACTTTTCTTGTACAACAAAAGGTTTATGGCACGTTGGCCTTGACTCAGCTAAAGACCCTTTAGCAGTTAAAGGTGCGTTCGCATTTGCAGCGTAATAAATAATTAGTGTGGGGCTTCGGCCCCACCTTTTAATTTAAGGAGAATAATATGGACTCAGATCAACATACGTTGAACAAAACAACCGGAACTGCTTCAGTTTTAAGAGGCTCAAGAACTAGAGTTACTTCAATTCAAGGAAGAGGTGAGGCTGGTTCAGTTTTACTTTTACATGATGTAGCCGACGCAGGAAATGCAGGTGCTGGTAATTTATTAGCTACTTTTAAATTTGAAACTGAAGGATTAGAAGTTTATATACCTGGTTCTGGTATTTTGTTTAAATCTGGAGTTTGTGCAACTTTATCACAAACATCTGGAACAGACGGAAGTGTTACCATGACAATTACAAGGGGATAGTAAATGGCCAATACCACCTCGGGAACAGCAACGTTCGATAAAACTTTTGCTATTGATGAAATAGTAGAAGATGCATTTGAACGTATTGGATTAAATTCAGTAGCAGGTTATCAATTAAAATCAGCTAGACGATCTCTTAATATCTTATTTCAAGAATGGGGTAATAGAGGTATTCATTATTGGGAAATAGATGAGCTTAATTTAGATTTAATTGAAGGTCAATCAGACTATGATTTTTTTAGATCTACCGGCGATGGCACAAGCGCAACGTCAACGCCTGCAGATGTTTATGGAATGTCCGATGTTCTTGAAGCACAGTTAAGATCTAATAGAACTCAAACAGATCAATCAGATAGTCCAATGACTAAAGTAGATAGATCTACTTATGCAGGTTTTTCTAATAAATTATCAAAAGGAACTCCCAATCAATATTGGGTAGAAAGATTTATTGATAAAGTTAGAGTACATGTTTATCCAACACCAGATTCTACTAACGCATCTAAAGACATGCATTTTTATTATATTAAAAGAATTCAAGATGTTGGAGATTACACTAATGCAACAGATGTGCCGTTTAGATTTGTGCCTTGTATGATTGCAGGTTTAGCTTTTTATCTTTCACAAAAATATCAACCACAAATGGTGCAAGCCATGAAACTTTATTACGAAGATGAATTATCTAGAGCATTAGCAGAAGATGGCTCAGCTTCTAGTACATACATTACACCAAAAGCTTACTACCCAGGAACATAATGGCAAAATACGCAACAGGTAAATACGCAAAAGCAATTTCTGATAGATCAGGTATGGAGTTTCCATATAAAGAAATGGTTAGAGAGTGGAACGGATCTTTTGTGCATGTATCAGAGTTTGAACCAAAACAACCACAATTGGAACCAAAACCAATGAACGGTGATTCTATATCTTTGCGTAATGTTAGACCTGATAGAACAGAAACAGCTGTTCCTAATATTTTACCTTTAAACGCATTTACAACAACATCTGGATCAACTACAATATCTGTTAATGAACCAGATCATGGTAGATCAACATCAGATACAGTTAGATTTAGAGACGTATTAAATGTTGGTGGAGTCGCAGCAACAACTATAAATAATTCAAGTGGATACACAATTACTAAAGTAGATGACAATAATTATACCTTTGCAACAGCTACAACATCTAGTATAAGTGAGTTAGGAGGAGGCGGAGCTGCATCAGCAGGCCCTGTAACGGTAAGCGCATGATAAGTAAAATTTGGAATTGGATAAAAAATAAATTTAAACCTGAAAAACAAGAACCTCATATAATGTTATATGATCCACAGCCTTGTAAAGGTCATAGAAGGTTTAGAAATAATTGTGAAGATTGTAGAAAGGTTTCGGCATAATGGCTGGATTAAGTGCATCAGGATTAAAAACTCAAATAAGAAGTTATACTGAAACAGACTCTAATGTATTAACAGATGCTGTTTTAGAAAATATAATTTTAAATGCACAGTATAGAATATTTAGAGATGTGCCTATAGATGCAGATAGAAAACAACAGTTAGGTAATTTTGTTGCTGGACAAGAGTCTATAAATGCTCCGGCAGGATGTTTATTTATTAGAGCTATACAAGTTTACGATACAAATGGATCAGCTATTACAGGAGCTAATAGATTTTTAGAAAAAAAAGATATGTCTTATCTGCAGGAATATCAAGATGTAACAGGCACGTCAGCTGCACAAGGTCAACCTAAATATTACGCTATGTTCGGTGGTGCTACAGGAGAATCTGATACTACATCAGGTAGAATATTTTTAGCTCCAACTCCAAATACCACATATAGATTTAGAGTTCATTTTAATAAAATGCCTGATCTTTTAGAAAACAATGATACCAATTATATTAGTCTTAATTTTCCAAATGGTCTATTATATTGCTGTTTATCAGAAGCATATGGGTTTTTAAAAGGTCCAATAGATATGTTGACACTTTACGAAAATAAATATAAACAAGAAGTACAGAAGTTTGCTAATGAACAAGTTGGCAGAAGACGAAGAGATGACTACACAGATGGTGCTGTTCGTATTCCAGTAAACTCAGCAAACCCGTAGGAGATAAATTATGGCAATAACATCAGCAATATGTTCAAGTTTTAAACAAGAACTTTTACAAGGTAAACACAGTTTTGAATCTTCAGGTGGACACACTTTTAAAATTGCATTATTTGATAGTAGTGCAACGTTAAATGCTACAACTACAGATTATTCTACATCAGAAGAAATTACAAATACATCCGGAACTGCATATACTGCAGGAGGTGCAACATTAACTAATAGTGGAGTTGGATTAACTAGTACAACTGCATTCACAGATTTTGGTGACATAACTTATAACTCAGCTTCTTTCACTGCAAACGGTGCATTAATATATAATACAACAACAAATGGTGGTTCGTCTACTACTGATGCTGTTTGTGCAATCGCTTTTGGTGGAGACAAAACAGCAAGTAATGGAACTTTTAAAATTGAGTTTCCTGCAAACGACGCTACAGCCGCAATAATCAGATTAGCATAGGAGGTCGACCATGTCGACGACTTCAGGATGGGGCAGGTTTACCTGGGGCCAAGCTAATTGGAATGAAGACACAACTTTAAAAACAGGTTGGGGTGCACAAGCCTGGAGTGGTTCAGGTGGATGGGGAGATCTTTCTGATCAAACTGTTTCTATTTCTTTAACAGGCATACAAATTACATCTAGCATTGGTTCAGTTGATGTACCAGATCAAGTAATAACACCTACAAGTTTTGAAATAACATCTTCACAAGGTGAAGCTTTTGTACCTGTAAATATAGACACTTCTTTATCCGCAACATTTTCAGTTGGTTCGTTAACAGTAAATGATGTAACTTTTGGTTTACCTAGTTTCTCTTTAACAGCATCTTTAGGTGCTCCTGTAGTTGCTGACATGACTATCGGTTTAACTGGTTTAGATTTAACATTATCTCAAGGAACTGCATTTGCACCAAATGAAACAGCTATTCTTTCTGGTCAAGAAATTACATTATCTCAAGGAACTGCAATAGGTTCGTCTTCTCAAGAAGCAAGTTTAACAGGTTTATCACTTACATCTAGTTTAGGAACAGTAACTATACCAAATGATACTGCAATCTTAACAGGTGTTTCTTCAGAGTTTACATTAGGATCTATAGTTGGATTAGGTGGAGCAGTAGCTAATCCAACAGGTATTCAATCAACATTAAGTGTAGGGTCAATAGATCCTAATGATATGTCATTAGGCTTAACTGGAGTATCAGCTTCGTTTAATATTGGTTCAATAACTATACCTCAAATTACAGTAGGATTGACTGGAGTAACAGCTTCGTTTAATGTCGGAGCTGTAGATATTTTTGCTTATGGTGATGTTGACCCAGGTTCAAATATATCATATAACAATGTTTCAACAGGTTCGAATGATACTTATTCAGATGTTGCAACTGGATCAAATACAAGTTATAGTGACGCTGCATAATAGGAGATAATTTATGGCATCAACATACACCCCATTGGGTATAGAAAAACAAGCAACCGGTGAAAACGCTGGAACTTGGGGAACAAAAACAAATACTAATTTAGAAATCGTAGAACAAATATCTGGCGGTTATACAACTCAAGCAGTAACTGATGGCGCAGATACAACTCTTTCAGCAACTGATGGTGGAACTGGTGCAACTCTTGCACACAGAGTCATAGAATTTACAGGGGCTCTTACAGCTTCAAGAAATGTTACAA